GCTAGTGGGATAGCCAGGAGGAAAAATATGAAAAAGGTAACTTTTGCAGCAGTCGCAGTACTCACTCTATTATTGACCGGGTGCAGTCAAAACGAAGAATCTGAACCAAATCAAGAAGAATCAACCGAGCAAGTAGCTACAGAGCAAAGCTCAGAGAAAACGCAAAAAGAAAAGGCCTGGGAGCTGGTAGACAAAGCCAAGGCCAAAGCTAAGGAAGAAAACCAAGGCGAAGAGAAATATAAAATGGCTACCGGGCGGGTAAGTAAGGCTAGACCGCTACTGGATCAATTTGCAAATTCTTACAAACAATGGCTTGACTCAAGTCAAATGGACGTATACTATCGAAGCGATGGTATGGCTGTAGTGCTACCCGTGGCATCATCTGAATTGACAAACGACCAGCTACATCAAACCGTGGACGGCTTGCTCAAAATAAAAAACGATGTCGAAAAGACTTATAAAATCACTGACAAAGATTTTACAGCACCGCCCGTTTATGTATTCGACAAAGACGAAAACCGCCTGGCATACGAACAAAACGGCGCAATGATTTACGATAAATAAAAAAGCCCCACGCTCTCAAAGTTTGGCGACTTCAAGCGTGAGGCAGTCAAGATAAAGAAAGGTTTCAAAATGATTATTTTGAAAGGTGTCTTTCTGTACTCTATTTTAGCAGAAATGGGGGGGAAAGACAATGAGTGAAATCAATAAAGTCGCTCTATATGTGCGCGTGTCTACCACTTCCCAGATGGAAGAGGGCTACTCGATAGAGGAACAGAAAGCAAAGCTGGAAAGTTACTGCGATATAAAAGACTGGCACATTTATAAAGTATATACAGACGGGGGCTTTTCTGGGTCTACAACCGAGCGCCCAGCCTTGGAACAACTGATAAAAGATGCCCAGAGCAAGCTATTTGATACGGTACTAGTATACAAGCTGGATCGTTTGAGCCGTAGCCAAAAAGACACGCTCTATTTGATCGAGGATATATTTTTAAAAAATAATATCGAGTTTGTCAGCCTGCTCGAAAACTTTGACACGTCTACACCTTTCGGGCGGGCCGTTATAGGTTTATTATCCGTATTTGCTCAACTAGAGCGCGAGCAGATAAAAGAGAGAATGCAACTAGGCAAGCTAGGCCGTGCCAAAGCCGGCAAGTCTATGATGTGGGCCAAAACGTCCTACGGATATGATTATAACAAAGAAACAGGATCAATGACTGTTAACGAGTACGAAGCCCTGGCAGTAAAGGAAATATTTACTTCATACCTGGCCGGTATGTCAATAACTAAATTGAGAGATAAAATCAATGAGAAATACCCCAAACAACCAGCCTGGAGCTATCGTACAATCAGAGGAATACTAGCCAATCCTGTATATTGTGGATTGAACCAATACAAGGGCCAGACTTTCCAAGGTACGCACAAGCCCATAATCTCTCTAGCGGACTTTGAGCAAACTCAAAGAGAGCTGGCTAAACGGCAGCAGACAGCCAAGGAATTATCAAACCCTCGACCGTTCCAAGCTAAATATATGCTTTCGGGTCTTGCTCAATGTGGATACTGTCACGCGCCCCTCAAGGTTATTTTAGGGGCTGTGAGAAAAGACGGTACACGCTTTAAACGGTATGAGTGCTACCAAAGACACCCGCGAAAGACAAGGGGTGTAACGGTCTACAATGACAATAAAAAGTGTGATTCCGGACACTATGACATGGAATTATTAGAGCATTATGTACTAACACGCATCGCTCAGTTACAGAACGACCCAGACAAAATACAAGAGCTATTTTCATACGATACCAGCCCAGAGATTGACAGGCGGGCAATCCAGAAACAGATAGACAGCCTAACGCTCAAACTGAGCAAGCTGAATGATCTATACTTGGACGATAGGATCACGCTGGACGAATTAAGGAGCAAGTCCGCTGACTTTATCAAGCAAAGAAACGCGTTGGAAGATGAAATAAAAAAAGCCTCGAATGATAAGCAAGCGGGCCAAAGGAAGAAGATAGAAAAGCTATTAGATGCAAGCAGTGTACTGGATATGTCCTATGATAACCAGAAAGTTATTGTCAGAGAGTTAATTGACAAGGTGCAAGTCACATCTGACAAGATAGTTATTCGCTGGAAAATTTGATAAATTTGGTTACGCTATTTTCAAATAAGGAAAGTAAATTTGTTATTTTTCGTTTAAATAGACAATCCTAAAAATTGCCGTTATAACAGAAAAAACCACTAATTGCCGTTAGTGGTTTTAAGTAAGTGAAGGTATTCGATTATCGTATATATTATAGCACGTTTTAAAATATACTGCTATCCTTTTGCATTTCTTCCACGACATCAGCGGTCAGCATTTTCTCGGCGAGATCGCCCTCTTCTATTTCGTCTGGACTATAATAATAATCAATAATCATGCGTTTTTCCATAATCTCATTATAGTCACCACGGACGACATAGAGATATTCCCCCGTCAAACCCTCCTCGATGTCCGAGGTCAGCTCGTCCAGTAATTCGCTATAGTCATAGCTGAATGTATAATTTCCAGCGTCTATCCATCTTTGAATCTTTTCAAGGGTCTCTACGGTCAAATCTTCGAACCGTTTTTTTCCGGACCGTAGTCGAGAAATCCCAGACTGTGGTACTCCGGTAGCTTGCCAAAGCGCATAGCCAGAAATAGCCTTATTCATCAAGACAATTTTGACCCTCTCTGTGTTAATAATCATTTTAAATCTCCTTAAATAACATCTTTTTTAGTTTTAAAACCTTTGTAGTAACATTTCATTTCATAGTCTAGACTTGTAGCGTTGATAAATCTGTATTTATCAAGATCAAGACTATCAACTTTTTCAATTATTTTGTCTAAATGATTGTTTATGATATCTACAAAATTAAGTTTACTCGCTTTCACGTTAACAATCAAGTGACCGTTGTCTAAATCGTGGTATTGATTATCTGCAGAATGGTTAGATAACCGGATTTCATACTTGCCAAAATCTTTATATGCGCTGTCTTTCATACTTGATAAATACCAGCCGTCTAGTTCGTCAAATGCTTGTTCTAGTTCGTCCATTGCTTGAGCGTACTCTCTGCGTTGTTTGTCGCTACGATTAAAACTGCGTTTTCTGTACGGATTATATTTACTTTTTCCGTATGCCATTTTATTTACCTCTTTCTTTATCTTGGTTACAGTATACTATATTGCTTGCTTTACAGCAAGTAATATAGCTAAAAAAATAAAAGTTTTTATTCTGCCATGTCTAAGTATCCGCATTCTTCAAGGGTTTTTATTCTTTTTTCGACTTCCTCAAATTGATAAGCGTAGTTACCGCGAAAAACTTCGTAAACAATATCTCCCTCATTGGTTTCATATTTTACAAACCCATCAAAGATTGTGCTAAAAATAATAGGTTCTAATTCAAGACCGTTGAATACGATCTCGTCAAGTGCTTGTTCTGCAGATAGGATCTCGAATGTTTCACTGATGTGGTCTACTTTCATTATAACGTTTTTCATTTTGTTTTCCTCTTTTCTTTATTTTAATCTTCGTTCCATTCAAGCTCTTCGTCGTTGTGGCGATCTGTCGCGTAACTTAATTCAGTTTCGATTAGGTATTCGGCGAAATCATTAATGTCGGCGTCGCACCAGTTCGAGCTATTATCAATATCAAGTGGAAATTCAAACTCTGCATTTTCTAAACCATCGCGCCAGTAACTTTTTTCGAGTGAAATGACGTAAACGATATTTTCTTCATCGTTGCCAAAACTACCGATTTTTCTTGCTTCTACGCTACCGTCTTTATATACGATCGCTTCCATGCCGTCCCAGCCAACTTGACAAGCAATTTTGTTTGCTACTTTTTTAATGCTTGCGTTTACTTTTGTCATTTTCTTTTACCTGAGATCTTATTGATCTCCCTTTCTTTATCTTGATTGAATTATATCACTATACTTGCTGTACGTCAAGTACTTCTACAAAAATAATTAAAGATTTTTTAATTTGTAACTAGTTTCAGAATTCGCGTGGTTTTCGCGTGACGATTTAAGATAAAGCCCAAGAAATGCGATGAAATAACGGTTTTAAAATTTACTTTTTCGCGCGATGATCGTTTTAAAAACTAAAGGCAACAAAAAAGCCCTCCCGAAATGGGAGGGGAAGTACATTATATAGGAACTGCTTCGAGCGCTTCTACTCGTTTTAGTAAGTTTTGAAACGCTTCTTTTGATACGTAAGCCGTGCTGGCCTGGTGGCTAGTAAGGAAGTTGTCTCCACCATTCCTGAGCTTTTCGTCGATCAGCGCGTCAAGGCCCAACTCTAAGTGTTTATTTTTAATGTTGCTTGTCATTTGAGCTTGTAACGTGGTATACGTTGCAAACGTCTGATAAGCCATTTCCGAGGTCATATATGCGCTCAAGTCAACCGCTGGTGCTGTTGATGCCGGCTTGTTTTCCAAAGCCTCCACGCGCTTTTCTAGCGGTCCTAAATCAATCGTTTGGACCGTTGGGGCTGGCTTGCTTTCCAGCGCTTTGACTGACAAGGTTAACTGTTGTACTCGACTTTCTAACGGCCCCAGGTCAACCGTTGTAGCTTGTGGACGTGCTTCGAGTGCTTCAATCCGTGTGACTAGTGGCCCGTCATTGTACGCT